TCCTTCGCCAAGATCTACTCAACCCTCAATGAAATCCTGAGGCGTGGTGGCGTCTACAAAAATGGAGCTGTTGTATGCCATCTTGATCTCAACCATCCTGATGTGCTTGAGTTCATTACTGCTTCTCGTTCTGAGCTTCCTTGGGTTAAGCGTTGTGTCAACATCAACCCCCATTGGTGGAATCTTGCCACGCCAGAAGTCAAGGAAGCTCTGATTCTTGCCATCAAACGCGGCGACGTTTGGCTCAACAAAACAAAAGTCGATAAGCATGGACAACGTATCTACGGAAATGTTTGCCTGGAGGTGTACCTGCCAACACGGGGCACCTGTCTACTGCAACATGTCAACCTTGGGGCATGCGAACTTGATGACATTCGATCTGCGTTTTCACGTGGAATGTCCGAACTGTGTCACCTCCACTCAAAAACAGGTGTTGGAGACAGCGGTGAATACCTCCCTCCAGAGGTTGATCGCCAGGTCGGTCTCGGAATGCTTGGGCTTTCCAACCTGCTCCGTCAACAAGGGGTGAGCTACAAGGAGTTTGGTGAGGCGTTGATGCACATCGTCAACAACGAACCTCATGAACGGACTCCTGCTGCAGTGCTGGCTCATGAGATCCACGCTGGTATCCGTGAGGCTGCAGAGATCGCTAAGGCCAACAACATGGTGCGTGCCTTTGCCATTGCTCCGACTGCCTCGTGCAGTTACCGATACACCGATCTCGATGGGTACACAACCTGTCCTGAGATCGCTCCTCCCATTGCCCGTCAAGTAGACCGTGACAGCGGTACGTTTGGCGTCCAGAGCTTTGACTACGGTCCGGTTGAGATCGCGTCTGAAGTTGGCTGGGATGATTACTTCAAAGTAGCTAACGGTATTGTCCGACTTCTCAGTATGACAAATCTGCTACACGGATATAGTTTTAATTCGTGGAGCGATGTTGTTACTTATGATGAACGGTTTATTGAGGAATGGCTGAACAGCCCCCAAACCTCTTTGTATTACAGCTTGCAGGTGATGGGAGATGTTCAGGATAAGTCCGACGCATACGCTGCGTTGTCTCAATCTGACATCGACGATTACCTGGACGAGTTGTTTAATGACGACCCTGCTCCTGATTGTAATTGCGGCGAATGAACCCTTATCAGAAACTCTTTAATCGTAAGCGTAAGTGGACTCCAGTGCAAACCACTGCTGGTCAACTTGCTGAGGGCTCGGAGGAAACTATCTTCCGGGCTCTCGCCCTTCGCCACATGGAACTTCCTGTTGGCGACTTTATTAACGATGCATTGAAGAATGAAGTTCCAGAGTTATCGCGGGACTTACTGCGATCCAACATCACAGACGAAGAGAACCACGACTTGGCTCTCGGTTACATCGCCCAAGCTATCGGCACTGACCCAGTTGCTGAAGCCGAAGCCATGCGACTCCGCGATGCTTGGACGGCGCATCCAGATCACACGGTCCTCAAAGCAATGGTGGCCGAGCGTGCAATTTTCTTCGTTCTACTGCCATTCTTCCGCTTTAATGGTGACGCTGGTCTCCGAACAGTAAGTGCTGACATCAGCAGGGATGAGCAAGTCCATGTGGCAACGAATAGTTTGGTATGTCGTGAGCTTGGTCTCACTGTATCTCCTTCTCTTGATCGCCTCAGGAAGGCAACCATTGCTTGGGTGATGCAACCACTCAAGAAGTCAGAGAACAAGTACTTGGACAAACAGTTCTGGCTTGATCAAAGTGACAGCTTGATGTATGCAGGTAAAGCAGAAGGGTTGATCGATACACAACGTGCTCGGATGCCTGCGTTCTTTGAACATGCAAACCCCAACCTACCTCAGTATGCTTGAGACCAGTGGTCTCCAGCTTCAATCAATCTTACAAGAACTGGAGGAGAACTTTCCTTCAGTTAATCCACATCCAGATGATCCGACAAACTTAATAATGTACCGCTCTGGCCAACGTTCAGTGGTCGAGTGGATCAACCATCGTCTCACTGAAGAAAACAATGGCTAAGAAGGAATCAAAAAATCAAGGCGTCAAGCTTGCTATTCGGCAAGCGGGTGTAGGTGGCATCACCAAGCAAGAACTAAATAACATCACCAAGTCAACTGGTGCATCGGCGCAGACTGTTGTCAAACGGCTTGACTCTGTTAACCAGAACCTGAAATCTAACGAGAGGACAGGTATTAATCTTAATTCTGGTGCCGCTAACATGCTCATTAAGGAGGCTGGGCCTGCTTATGGTGGTTTCTACGGGCTAACCCAGAAGCCTACCTTTGGCACTGGGAGGATTGGTCAAGCATTAGAAGGTATGCGTGGAACTCGCGCAAGTGGCGGCTACCAAAATCCTCAAAGTGGTTATGGCTCGGTGACTCCTGGTACGGATCGCAGGTTCATGATGGGTGGCACAGCTATCCGCCCTGGTGGACGTGAAACCGTTCGCGGATTTGGTAAGCAGTATTCACTACCTGAACAAGACAAAAAGGTAATCAAGAACCCAATTGGTGGCGTAGGTTATGTGCCAAATCAGGTAAATAACGATCAAACCGTACAGGATCCTGTTACAGAAGATCCTGTGACGACAGATCCCGTCGCTTCAACATCTGACCCTGGTCCTGGCATGATGGCTGGTGGAGGACTTGGTGCTCTTGGTGCCAACAAACTCAATCGTGCTAAATCACGTCTTCGTCAACTTGGTATCTACGGACGTGGTACTGGTCTGCTTGGTCGCGGACTGCAATACGGAAACTCACTTAATACTGGACGCTAATGTCAGCCAAATCACGGTATGACTATTTAGCAAGTGACCGTTCAAACTTTCTAAACGTAGCAAGACAAGCTGCTGACCTTACTCTTCCTTACCTCAATCGTGGTGAAGAGGAGTGGGTCAAAGGAGCACGTCATCTACCTACACCATGGCAAAGCGTTGGTGCAAAGGGGGTAGTCACTCTGGCATCCAAGTTGATGCTGGCACTACTGCCTCCTCAAACCAGCTTCTTTAAGCTACAGGTAAATGACAGTGCATTGGGTACTGAGCTTCCTCCCGAAGCTAAGTCTGAGTTGGATCTTTCCTTTGCAAAGATCGAACGCATCATCCTTGAATCCATTGCTGCTTCTAGTGATCGTGTCGTTGTACACCAAGCACTGAAGCATCTGGTGGTGACTGGTAATGCGTTGGTCTTCATGGGAGAGAAACAGCTCAAGCTGTACCCCTTGAATCGCTATGTGGTAGAAAGAGATGGCAACGGTAATGTGCTTGAAATAGTCACAAAAGAACGCATCTCAAAGAAGCTTCTCATGAAGGTTCTCCCCATGGCTGTGCCCAATGATGTGGCAGGCACTGAGGCAGAACGGAATGATGAGGCAGACATCTACACCCACATCCGTCGAGACAACAACAGATTTGTCTGGCATCAGGAATATGAAGACAAGATCATTCCAGGTTCAATGGGCAAAGCACCCATCGAAGCAAACCCGTGGCTTGTTCTTCGGTTCAACACTGTTGATGGTGAAGTCTATGGTCGTGGTCGAGTAGAGGAATTCATCGGAGATCTACGCTCCCTTGAAGCACTCTCTCAGGCACTCGTAGAAGGCTCTGCAGCAGCCGCTAAGGTTGTCTTTGTAGTATCACCCTCAAGCACCACTAAACCGGCCACGCTGGCTCAGGCGGGCAACGGTGCCATCGTTCAAGGAAGACCGGATGACATTGGTGTCATTCAGGTAGGAAAGACTGCGGACTTCCGAACTGCATTTGAAATGATGCAGCAGTTAGAGCGTCGGTTGTCTGAAGCATTCCTCATCCTTTCTGTAAGGCAGTCTGAACGTACGACTGCTGAGGAAGTACGGATGACTCAAATGGAACTGGAACAACAGCTCGGTGGACTGTTCAGTTTGCTGACGACTGAGTTCCTTGTTCCGTATCTTAACCGTAAGCTCAATGTCTTCCAAAAGACTGGTCAGATTCCACGTCTTCCAAAGGATATTGTTAAGCCTACTATTGTTGCTGGTGTTAATGCACTGGGTCGAGGACAAGATCGAGAAAGTCTGGGTTCGTTCCTGCAGACCATTGCACAAACGATGGGGCCTGAAGCTCTTGCGAAGTACATCAACAGTGATGAAGTAATTAAACGTCTGGCTGCTGCTCAAGGCATCGACGTTCTGAACCTTGTCAAGAGTGTTGATGAGATGAAGCAAGAACAGATGGAGAACATGAACCTCCAGAAGGACATGATGCTTACTCAGCAGATCGGTCAGTTGGCTAAGACGCCACTGATGGATCCAAGTAAAAACCCACAAGCAATGGAGATGATCAATGGACAAGGCAATCCCCTCGCGGCCCCAGCGCCAGAAGAACAAGCCGGTGCCCCAGCCCCTATCGGCTGAGGATCGTGAACTCTTTGATGAGTCCGGCAATAAATACGCACCACGCACCAAGATCGGCAAACCGACCATCGGTGTTCCCAATCGTGTTGAACGAGTTGGTCTTGGTAATCTCAAAGTAATCACAACTAATGGCTACACTGACGTACGATCCGACTGAAGCTCAA